TTCTCATTTGACCGAAGCGCAGAAGAAGGCATACGTCATCGCTGACAACAAATTAGCGTTAAACGCTGGCTGGGATGATGAAATGCTTGCACTGGAATTGGCAGAATTAAAAAATCTGGATTTTGATCTGTCGCTGACCGGGTTTGATGACGATGAACTGAACGCGCTTCTGGTCGAGGCGGTTGAAGAGGGTCTTGTCGATGAAGACGAAGTTCCTGAAGCACCCGAAGAACCTGTCAGCGTATTGGGGGACGTTTGGATTTTGGATCAGCACCGCGTTATGTGCGGCGATAGCACCAGCATCGATGCGGTTGATAAACTGATGGATGGCAATAAGGCCGATATGGTTTTTACAGACCCGCCATATGGAATCAATATTGTTGGTAAGAATGGAAGCGTTGGGGGTAATAAGTTGGCAAAGACAGGAAAATATTCCCCTGTTGCTAACGATGACAGTATCAACGTTGCTATTGACGCAGTACAAATAATTAAAACGCTTGATATAGATTGTCAAATCATATGGGGCGGAAATTATTATGCCAATTATTTGGAAAATTCTTCTTGCTGGATTGTCTGGGATAAAGAAAATACTGGAAATTTTGCTGACGCTGAACTGGCTTGGACAAATCACCCGACTCAAAAGCCAATTTTTTTGGCTGAATGGTGTTTTGAAAATTATGGCAAAAAATTTGACACTGTTTTGGATTTGTTTGGTGGGTCTGGCTCAACGCTTATCGCTTGTGAAAAAACAGGCCGAAGGGGTCAGATTATGGAACTTGATCCAAAGTATGTGGATGTCATCATAAAACGCTGGCAGGATTACACTGGGAAGCAAGCCATCCACGCGGAAACCGGCAAGACTTTTGCGGAGATGAATGATGTCTGATCAAACATTTCCGCTAGATACAATTTCCAAACTGCTCGATCTAACTCCACAACGAGTTCTGCAGCTTGTAAATCAAGGCGTGATTCCAAAGAAGGCGCGTGGCAGATATGAACTTGTCCCAGTGGTTCGCGGCTATATTAAATATTTGCGTGAGCGTGGCCTTCGCGCTGATGTCAGCGGGGACGACTACAACGCGCACCGCACTCGGCTTATAAAGGTTAAGGCCGATCTTGCTGAAATGGAAAAGGCTCAGGCTGAGGAACAGCTTATCCCGGCGAATGATGTCGAGGCTGCTTGGGTCGATGTCTCGCAGAATATGCGGCAGAAGTTGCTGGCGTTTCCCCAGCGTGTTGCGCCGGAAGTATATGCTGCCGAAAAACTGGTTGAGGTCAAAAGCATATTAAAAGATCATATTTATGATGCCTTGCAGGAAATTGCTAATGTCGAAGTCAAAGTCAATAACCCTATCAGGTCATCCGACAGTGGCGAGGATCAGCCAGCGAGTGCTGGAAATGATGCAACCGCCGCCAAATCTAACGATTGACGAATGGGCTGATATATATCGTAGACTGTCGCCAGAAGCATCAGCTGAACCCGGCTTCTGGTCAACAGATCGTGCGCCATATCAACGGGGCATGATGCAAGCGATATCTGATCCGACCATTGAACGGGTTGTGTTTATGACTGGCGCACAGATTGGAAAGACTGAAATAATTAACAACGCTGTTGGATATTATATTGATCAATCGCCATCACCAATGTTGATTGTCCAGCCGACACTGGAAATGGCGAAGATGTGGTCGAATGACAGGCTTGCACCGATGCTGCGAGACACCCCGGTGCTGAAAGACAAGGTGAAGGATGCCCGGTCACGCGATAGCGGCAACACGCTTTATCAGAAATCATTTCCCGGCGGCTATCTTGCCATTGTTGGGGCGAACAGCCCTGCCGGGCTGGCATCGCGCCCGGTCAGGGCGGTTTTTTTCGATGAGGTTGACAGATATCCAGTATCTGCGGGGTCTGAAGGCGATCCGATTAATCTAGGTATCGCCCGGACAAAAACGTTCACCCATAATAGAAAGATAGTGATGGTTTCAACCCCGACAAATAAAGGCGCATCACGGATTGAGGCTGCTTTTGAGCAAAGTGATCAAAGGTATTATTATGTTCCTTGTCCTGATTGTGGCCACAGTCAGGTTTTGAAATGGCACAATGTTCATTGGGAAAAGGACAAGCCGGATAGTGCAGATTACATCTGCGAGGAATGTGGTAGCGCGTGGGATGATGCCAAGCGGTATCGTGCCATCAAAGGCGGCGGGTGGATCGCAACCGAAAAAACAAACGGCACTGCCGGGTTTCATTTATCTGGCCTTTATTCGCCTTGGACACCGCTGGGCGATATTGCATCTGATTTTGTTAATGCTAAGAAGATGCCGGAAACGCTTCGAGTTTTTGTGAACACCACCCTCGCTGAAAGCTGGGAAGATCAGGGGGAGCGTATTTCTGAGCTAGACGTTATTGATCGCGCTGAGGATTATGGAGACAGTGTTGATGAGCGCGTTGTACTTGTGACAGCGGGATGCGATGTCCAGAATGATCGGATTGAGGTTGAAACCGTTGGATGGGCGCGTGAAGAGGAGAGTTTTTCCCTTGACTATAAAATCATTTATGGCGATCCATCCACCCCGCAGATATGGTCTGACCTAGACACATTGTTGAAAACGCAATATCAAACTGAAGATGGCCGAAGCCTTGACATCCGTGCAGCTTGCATTGATAGCGGTGGTCACTATACACAAGCTGTTTATAATTTTGTGAGATCGCGTGAGGGTCGGCGTATTTTTGCCATCAAAGGTATGGCTGGCGAGAGCCGTCCTATTGTGTCGAGGCCAACCAGAAACAACATCGGGAAGATCAGATTATTTACGCTTGGAGTTGACAACATCAAAGAATTGATTTTTAGCAGATTAAAGATTACAATCGAAGGCGCGGGATACTGTCATTTTCCGAATGACCGTCCAGATGAGTATTTCAAGCAACTGGCGGCATCTGAGAAAATCGTCACAAAGTTTCACAAGGGCTTCCCCCGGCGTGAGTTTGTGAAGACAAGAACCCGCAACGAGGCATTGGACTGCCGGGTTTATGCGATAGGGGCGTTGGCTATTTTGAACCTTAATCTAAACACGCTTGCAGATCGTAAACAGTATCAGGTCAAAGAGGCTGAGGCTGTTAAAACAACGAAGTCACCGCGCCGTGTTCAAAGGCCGGGCGGTTTTGTTAATGGGTGGCGTTGATGGCTGTTAATCTTTTTGACAATGCAAATGCACCAACGCTTGAGCCTGACAAAATAGTGGTCGGTGATCGCTCCGTTTGGAGAAAAAAACAACTTTCTGCAACCTACCCATCAAGCGAATATTCTGTTGCTTATGTGTCTAGGATTTCGTCCGGGGGTGGCAGTCATGAGTTTCAGGTTTCTGGCGTTGCTGACGGAAATGATTATCTTTTCACTATAACAAGCACTGCAAGTGCCAGTTTCGACACGGGCCACCATCATTGGCAGCTTGAGGTGACGCGCACTTCTGACAGCGAGCGTATTGTCATTCAAACCGGGTCTTGGGATATCATCACTGATCTGGACAACAACGTTGACCCACGCAGTCACGCTGAAATTATGGTTGACAAGATTGAGACTGTTTTGCAGGGCCGCGCTGATGCTGACGTTCTTTCTTATTCAATCAACGGCAGATCGCTGTCAAAAATACCGCCACAAGAACTTGTGGAATGGCGCGATTATTACAAGCGCGAGGCTGCTATGGAACATCGACATGATCATATTAAAAACGGCAAAGCAACGTCTGCAACTGTGAAGGTTCGGTTCTGATGGGATTGTTTGATTTTTTAAAGCGTGAAGAAAAGCCTCAAAAGCGAGCAAGGCGCAGTTATGCAGCGGCTCGCGCTGGTCGCCTCTTTGGCGATTTTGTGCAATCTGGGAACACCGCTGACAGCGAGTTGAGATTTTCGCTTGAGGTGATGAGAAACAGAAGTCGTGAACTTGTGCGAGACAACGAGTTTGCGAGGCGTTATGTAAACCTTCTGAAGACAAACATTGTCGGAGATCACGGGTTTCATCTACAGGTAAAAGCCCGAAACGATGACGGACGGCTTGATGCTTCTGGCAACACAATAATTGAAAATGCTTGGAAGCGTTGGGGTCGCTTGGGTTCACCAACGGCTGACGGGCGTTTGAGTTGGTATGATTGTCAACGGCTGGCGATTGAAACGCTGGCCCGTGATGGTGAAGTCTTTATTAAGAAACTTAGCGGAAGCAAATATCGTGACGGGTTTGCGATCCAGTTTCTTGAGGCCGATTTAATTGATGAAAAGAAAAACGAAACCCTGCCAAACGGAAATCAAATTAGGATGGGGATTGAACTGGACAAGTCGCATCGCCCGGTTGCCTATCACGTTCTTTCGTCCCATCCGGGCGACAGATATTATTATTCTAATCAGTCGAGTAAGCACACCCGCGTTCCGGCTGATGAGATGATCCATATTTTCATGCCAACCCGCACACACCAAACGCGGGGCGAGCCGTTTATGGTTTCAGCAATGTCAGCACTGAAAATGCTTCACGCTTATCGTGAGGCTGAGGTTATTGCTGCGCGGATCGGCGCGTCTAAAATGGGCATGATAACCACTCCGTCAGGCGATGAGTTTCAGGCTGACGGGCTGGAAAATGACTTCCAGCCAGTGATTGACGTTGAACCCGGTACGTTTCATCAGTTGCCAAACGGTTATGATTTCAAAATGTTTGATGCTGATCACCCTAATACCGGGTACGCAGAATTTGAAAGCGCGATGCTTAGGGGTATATCGTCTGGTCTGAACGTGTCTTATGCGGCTCTTTCAAGCGATTTATCGTCAGTGAACTACAGCAGCATCCGTCAGGGTGCGCTTGATGAGCGTGACGGTTACAGATCGCTTCAAACATTTATGATTGAGCATTTTGTTGAGCCGATTTTCAGGTCTTGGCTGTCGAGTTCGATGGATTTCGGCGGGGTTCCACTTCCGGCAAACAAATACGACAAATTTTCAGACAACGCAAACTTCCGTGGTCGTGGCTGGAATTGGGTTGACCCGCTCAAAGAGATCAACGCAGCCGTCATCGGCTTGCAGAATGGCGTTCTCTCAATGCAGGACGTTGCGGCAAACTATGGGCGTGATGTTGAGGAAACATTCAGTCAGATTGCGCGTGACAAAGAGGTTGCGGCACAGTTTGGCCTGTCGATGGCGTTTGAGCCGTTTGGTAGTAAGTTCCCAGCCGACCCGATTGTTGATGGTGGCGATGATGGCGACATATAAAGGCGTTGAAATAGACCTCACACCAACCGCAACAATGGCAGAAGAGGCGCAGCGTGGCCTCGACTGGCGCGAGGAACACGGGCGAGGCGGCACTAGGGTCGGGGTT